CGCTCTTTAATCTCGTGCAGTAGTAAGGGCATCTTTCTCTTTCTTGATTAAATACTCTAAATAGTGTTTAGCCTTTTCTAAGTCTTCAACACCGTTCTTATGTGGGTATCTTAACACATATTTAATAATATTGCCAGCCCAGTAATTAAGTTCCCATTCTTCAATGATTTCCCAGGGTTGACAGGCTCGTTTGTAGTGGTCTCCACCAACTTGACGAGACATAATATCACCTTGGTCTTCACAGCCAATGGACTTGTAATAATCATGCAATGTTGGCATTGCTACTGGGTTTCCTTTAAACTCGCTCATCCTGTTATTCCTTTCACTTCTACTGAAGAAGACAAAGCTTTGCTGCTTTGACTCCAGCTACCACAATCACTACACTTATAACGCTGATACAAGGCTGTTACAGTCTTTCTTGTACCGCTTCTATGTAAATGCTTGCTACCGCATGAAGGACACACTGGTGCATCTGCTTCAAGGTTATGATTAGGTAAGTTCTTAATCCAAGGCAGTAAGCGATAGTATAACTTCTCTAGTAACACCACATCTTGGATGTTGTACTTTTCCATACGACCCCAAGCTGCATTATCTTTATCCATGCACTTAACCCAAAGGTCAAAGCCTTCATGTTCTTCTTTCTTACCTAGTCCTAGTTGTTGTGAGACATAGTCTAGCTTGTTAGAAGTAAACTTAAAGTTGCTCCTAACAGTACGAAGTAAGTCAATCTTCTTAGCAGGTTGTGGTGGATTAAGACCACAAAGTAAGAATTCCTTGTTAAGAATAGGTAGGTCGAACTTATTGCCATTATAAGTAACAATACCATCTGCTTCATTGATAAGTCCATGAATACCTTTCAACATCTTCTTACGATTTGTTTTGTGAATAGAATCGAACACAACTTCTTTGTCACCTAGCCACTTAGCAGCGTAACAAAGAACTTTTGACGAATCAATCATTTGATGAATGCCGATGTTCTGGTCGTACAAACCCCAAACATAAGCAATATTAGGCGATGTTTCAATATCAAGCAGAAGAATCTTCATTTAGTCTTTTTCTCCCACTGGTACACAAACCAAGGACCTACAACTTCTAGGGCATCAACTACTTTCTGAAAGGACTCTAAATCTTCCTGTCCCCAATTCTTTTGTTTAATATCTTTCTTTAGTGACTTTGATGTCTGAATGAGACGGTGTGCAACAATCTCATCACAGAAGTCGTTATCTATATCAATCTTGATTTCCACGATTTTCCCTTCCTAACACTTGTAATAATACATCAACTTGTTTCTTAAGGTATTCATTCTCTGCTTCTAAGCGTTCATTCTTTTCACGAAGATTGCGGGAGTCTAATTCTACCATAGAAATCCAACTGTCAAACTGCTCAATTAAATCTTTAGCGTAACTCATCTTACCCTGCCATCATATCAAATAAAATCTCAGCGTCAATCACTGCTAGTGGCTTACAGCCGTTCTGTTTGATGATGACAATAGGCTCGTACTTGCCGTGAGACTTAGCTTGTTCGTAGTAGTTGTACACAGCTACCTTAGCTAATGACTTACACTCAAACACTGCAGGGATTGCTTCCTTAGCTGCTTGAGACATCACGACATCTTCACCGTGCGAACCCATTGGACAGCTACGAAGGTCAAGCTCTGTTAACTGTGGATACCTTTCTAACAGTTGCTTTACGACCCACTTTTGTAGGTTTCGTCCCTTTGCTTTGGCTGACTGGGTTTTCATGTGCTAATACCTTTCTGTGTTTAATCCATGCTTTAGGAATGTGCATTCTTGCATTGGTTTGGTCGAGAGACCATGTTGATGCTAGACACAGTGCTTCGTCTGTTTCATCAATCAAATATCCTACAGTGATGCAGTGGTGAATCTCAGCTTTAGTCTTTGATTCCCAACCAACATCAGCTACCGCATCAATCCAGGATACTTGGATTATCTTTGGGGAGGCTGCCATACATCTCCTTCTTTCCGTTGTAAGTATAACAATTGTCCATTCTCTAACACTCGTNCAGCATTACCGTCGTATGCTTTAAGCACTGCATCATAGAGTTCTTCTACTGTTGTGCAGTCCTTGAGTATCTTAGCACCTTTAGCAGGACCAATACCTTTCAGCCCTTCAATGTTGTCAACTCTATCACCAGTTAGAATCTGTAAATAGAAACTATACCAACCTGCAAACTCAGAGACATAATACTTCTCTTTCTTGCGGTAGTTGTAATGGTGTCCTCGGAATTGATTTAAGTCTTTGTCGATGTGAACCATGACGGTCTCATCTTCATTCCACTTGTATGCTTCGATGCCTACAGCATCATCAGCTTCTATACCGTCTACAACTACAAAACCCCAAGAGGTCACTAAGTGGTCTCTAAGGGCTTGTAGGTGTACAGGCTTCTCACTTGGTCGAGTTCCTTTGTATGGAACAGTCTTTGCAATGTCATTTCGGAAGTTACCCTTACCAGTAAGGAATCCCTTATAGTCATCACAATGAATGTCCATGCAAAGCTCAACCATCGTTGCTTCTAAGCGAGACACTGCTAGNGCTTCATCTAAGTCGTTAGACGANAACCCTACAGCGTAACACAAAGAATCAGCGTCAATGAGAGCTGTTATCATTACAGAATGTCGTCGTCAGAGTCGTTCGCTGAACTACCGCCTTCAGGATTGTATTCCTTTAGGTCTGTAATAATAATCTTCATCAAGCTAGGTGAAACACCTGACTTGTTCTTCCATGTCCACTCGTAAGCAGACACTAGTGCTGTTGCTTTAGAGCCGTTAGCAACGATAGCGGTAATGTGATTACCCTTCTCATCAACAGGCTTGATAGGGTTGTTAGATTTAACAGTAACAAACCAACCTTTCTCAGGCTTATCTTCACGCTGACGCACTGCAACACCGATTGCTTCTAAAGCCTTAACAGCTTGTTCGCTGAGGTTGCATAAGTCTACTTGGTACTTACCTGACATATCTGATACTTTGTCAAAGAAAGCCCAGTTGATTTCAGCGTTAAGTTTTACTGGTTTAATTTCACTCATTTGATTCTCCTTAGATACTGCGTTTATGAAATACTGCAAGGTCATTATACTACGGTTTAGTGCTTTGTGATTCCATGATGTGAAATAGATTCAAGTCCTTCTACAGAACCATCCAATAAATCATCACCTACTTCTACTACTAGCTGAACCATGTCTTCTGCACCAAGGTCAGTTTTAATCACATAGGTGTCATTCTTGTAAGCCACTATAGAAACAACACCAAGAACATTCTCTTCATCTTCGTAATCGTAATCATCATCTTTAATCAATGGGTGTCCTTCCATGTTGTACCGACTTTATATTCACCATCAAGCGGGCATTTCATATTGAAATTGATACCTGCTTGCTTGATAGCATCTTTACCTAGTTGTCCTACTCTATCAGCATCTTCTGCTCGACATTCTATTTGCCACTCGTCATGTACATTGGCTTTGAACTCATGCCATATCTTCTCTTGCTGTAGTGATTTCTTTAACACAACTAAAGCTTCTTTCATTACTATCGCACCAGCACCTTGCAGTAACGAATTGACCGCCGAGTGCTCTGAGCGAATGAGTAGCTTGCGTCCGTCAAGACCTGGTAACCAACCCTTTTTAGACAAGATACGACTAATCTTCTCACGAAGTGCCTTGAGTTTCGGTGTGTTGCGAAGAAAACTATCAATGAGCTTTTGTCCTTCCTTCGCACTGCCTCCAACAATCGTCCCGATTTTGGCACTTCCCGCACCATAGAGGAATGCATAGATAAATGTCTTAGCTTTGTTCCTCTGTGCTTCGTGATGTTCGTCTTTCTTGTTTCTGATAGTGGCTTTCGGGACAAGACCGAGGGATTGAGTATTCGTCCAGTGTACATCGCCTGATACAACTTCACTTGTATATTCATCGTCACCCATATAGTGAGCCAACATCCTCAGCTCCAAACCTGAAGCGTCAATACCGACTAAACTATTGCCTTTCTCTACTGTCCATAAGTTTCTACATTCAGGTCCATAGATAGCACCGCTATTAGGAATCTGAGCCATGTTAGGACTGTGATGAGTCATGCGACCTGTCACAGTTCCGTTACTAATTACTTTACCATATACACGACCACCTGGACCGATTGCTTCGACCCATGATTCAATCTGTGATATGCGTTTCTGAAGCATCAAGTATTCTGCGATGGCTTTCGCTTCGGGGATATTGCTGCCTTCGAGCGTGGTTTCGTCGACGATGACGCTACCTTTTTCTGTGAGCTTTTTGGGCTTCCAACCTTTTTCGATGAGTCTTTCTGCGATTTGCTTGCGACTGCCTGGGTTGAATTGTTCGACGATGTCTGCGAGGGGTTTTCCTGTGGTTTTATGGACTCGATTGGACTCGACTTTCGGAGGAAATATGCTCTGTAACGCAACTGTGTTAGCTTCCAACTGAGCCTTAAGACTACAAAGAAGTTGTGAAGCTCCTCTCTCATCGAGCTTAAAACCGTTTCGTTCTTGCTCTGCAATGATGATTGCGACTTGGTGTTCGAGTTCCTTACTCTTTTCTGAGTAGTCATCTTTCATTTCCCTTTCTAAATATTTATAAAGTTGTGCAGTGACCAATGTGTCTCTAGCACAGTAGTGGTGAAGCAAAGGTATTACTGGTTCATCAAACGGTAAGTTCTCATTATCCTTGTCTAGGAATGTTCCTGTCATCCAAGACCAAATCTGTTTGTAAGGTGCTTTGTGGTGTCCTAGTCTTTCACCCCATGCTTCTAAGCTGTGTCCGCCTTCGATAGAAGGGTCGTACAACCTAGAAAGAACTAGTGTGTCTACAACCTGTGACTTTTTTACCTGTATATTCCAAACTTTCTTTAATACAGGGAAATCGAAGAAGATTCCGTTATGTGCAATGATTTTCTCGACTGAGTCTAGGTATGCTTGTAAATTGTTCGGTTTAACGAACATTGACACAATGTCAGTATCTAGGTCACGACAGAACACACACCATATCTTGGACGCTGTACTATCTGTTTCAATGTCTAATACTATCTTCATGCGATTAGTGTAACCAAGTCTGTTAATTTAATCAAGTACAACTTAGAAGTCATGTCATCACCGCCACGAACTGACCGTGGATTGTGCGTTGCAATATACTTACGCAAGGTGCTTACTTTGATAAGAAAAGATAAGACAATATCGTCACCCATAGCGAGATTGTGCAGCCAGTAATCAGCGTCAGTAGTAATAATTCCAGAGGGCTTATTTCGGGACTCGTACTCGATGACAATGTTACCTGTCGTCTTCCACTTGTCTTTCTCTGTTTTAACCTCAATCTTACTCTGTCCGAGTATCTCTGCAACTTTGTGTTCAAACACTTGTCCATATGCTAAGTCCAAATCAAATCGTTTATCATTGTTGAACTTCATCAGTATCCTTGATACCAAGGAGCGTGTGATTCCATGTTGGGAAAAATACGAGCTTCAGCATTTTGTATCTTCTCCCAGAAATCCATATCATCAAAAAGCTCTAATGGAGGTTCTTTATCTGTTTCGTATTCCAAAACTGTTGGTTCTGTCATATATGCCATTGTGTCATCACTATCACTAATGTCCACAAAAGTACAGTCTGACAACCAGTACCGAACACCTTTATAAATAAAATCACATCTTTTTGGTTTACTTCTTTTCATTTTAAGCTCCAGTTAATTAGACCACCAAAATACATTCCAACCGCTACCGCTTCAACGACAAACAAAGCCATATCCTTTTGTCGTATCCCTGCGTAAGCCCACAGACCGCTACCGACTAAACCAAACCAAAGATTACTTGGATACTCGTTTAGGCTTGTTAGTGCGATTCCTAGTAGGCACAGTATCGTTGCTGTCCACTTTAGCATCTTCTATCCTTGGTTCGTTAAATAGCCAAGCAAATAGCTCTTGCAGCTCAGGCTCTGTGAATATCTCTGACTTACCATCAGTAAAGAATACTTGTCTATCTTGTATCTTAACAATGGCACTTAAGTTGTAATGCTTGTTATTGATTGTGACGATGTTCATACCTTCTTCACCTTAATCCATTTAGCAAACTTGTGGACAAATCCTTGTGCATCGTAACAGAACACAAAGTCGTTATAAGTGTTTCTTACTTTGAACACTAGCTTCTTGTCATCGTCTGAGACAATAAACTTATCTCCTTCATGGAGCTTGTCTAGCTGACACATATCAGCGATGTCGTGTTCGTTAATCATTTCTCTTCCTTTCGGTGTTTATCAATTGCTTCATCAAGCATGATTCCTGTGAGCCACTCCCAGTTATTACCACGACCATCACAAGAGATGACTGTAGGTGCAATTACTTCTTCAGGTAAATCCCATGACGCAGTCTTGAGCCAGTGGTATCTCTCGGCATCTTCAAACATCTCACGATTGTCCTGAATACGAGCTAGGACATCTCTGTTAAGGTTTCTAAGACGCTCGACTTCTTGACACAGAGCCAAGATGTAGTTTCTTGTAACACTGTATTCATCGTGTTTCGCATACTCTCTAGCTGCTGATAGTAAGTCTTGCTTGTCTTTATAGTTCATCAATTATCTCCAACATTCTTCCAGTGTTTCCATTATACAACAAGTGACCTGCACCGCCAGTGTATCCGCTAAAGCGATTCTTTAAAACCCTGACATGAGTAGTGTTTCTCTCAATGTGGTCTTCTGCCTGTCCGTTACGCTCTAATCCTATCACAATGTCTGACAACTGTGCAATTGAGCCTGAGCCACGCAACTGTGCCAATGATGTCGCTGCCCCGTCCTCATGCCCTTTGCTTTCGGGGCGTTTGAGGTGTGATACGCAGATTAGACTAATCCCTGTCTCTTGCACTAGCATACGCAAGCGAGTCATAATCGCATCGAGTGCCTTACGCTCATCACCAACATCACCGCCTGATACGATGATAGAGATGTGGTCTAAGAACACATAGCCACAGTTCAAGCCCTTAGCCATGTATCTCACTCGATTGATGATATTATCAAGGCTACTAGAACCAAAATGGTCGAAAAGATATAGCCTATCAGTTCCAAGTGTTCTATCAAAAGCATTCTTCAACTCCTCTGGTGTTATTTCGACATCGGGTAAATGAATCGGCTTATTAACTGCCAAAGACATAAGGGAACGAGCTGTCTTGCGGACACCTTCCTCAAGAAACATAAGTCCGATGTTGTCATTTGTTTTGTTAAGAATGTGCCAAACAATTTCACGGAGAAACTGCGACTTCCCAAGACCACTTCCTGCAGTGACCATGACCAACTCGCCTTTTCTGATTCCATAGGTGAGTTTATTAAGTGCTTCATATGGATAGTCACAATCAGCCTTCTCAATAGGTGTTGATACAACTTCCCACAAACTGTTACCTTGAATAATTCCATCAGGGATATAACACTCAGCACCCCACCAAGCATCAACATATTCTTTAGCAGAACCAGCCTTAAGGTAATCGCAAGCATCTTTAAAATCCTTTCTGTGTTTTAGTATCTTTACTTTACCGCCAAACAACTCAGCGACAGACTGTGCGGCTTTGCGTCCAGCTTCATCAGCATCAAAGTCAAGAACAACAGTTTCAAAACTATCAATGTATTCAAAGTTAGCTTTGCAGTCCTTNAGAGCTGCTGCTGCACCGTTGCGGATACTAACAACCGCATACTTAGAGCCTTGCATCTGATAGCTTGCTANGGCATCTGCTTCACCTTCACAGATTGTCAGAGTTCTACCACCTTTAGCAAACAACTGCTGACCAAACAATGAAGCATCTTTGAACTCGCCTGAGATAGAGAAGTTCTTTGTTGGCACATCTCTGGTCTTAATCGCCACCATTACACCATCAGCATCAAAGTAAGGGTAATAGTGCTTGCTACCTTGTGGGTCTTGCTTTACTCCATAGGTTAAGCAAGTAGTCTGAGAAATACCACGATTAGAGATAGCATTAGTAGAAGCATTGTCATAGAATTTCAAGTCCTTGTTCACTGGTTTAGTTTCCTTCTTGTTAAGCTCAATAGAGCCATCTTCATTCTTGTATGTTTCACAGACAAAACAATAGGTGTGTCCGTCGTCATACAAGCTATTGGCATTGGACGAACCACAGTTGTCGCAAGCGGTGTGTTTTAAAAAGTTAGATTTAGTCATTTAACATTAAACTTTCTTTTAAGTCTTTCAAAGTCTTCATCTTGCAAGACATCGTATAAGAAGTATTCCAAGGCTTCCCAACACAGGAAGAAGTGAGCATCAAGCCCATCATCTTTAATCTTAGCAAGAATTTTATCCGCTTGTTCTATTTTCAATCTTGTTGCTTCGTTCATGTTCTCATTTCTCCGTTTCATCGACACGTTCTACTTCAGTCCAAGCTGCAAAGTGTACAACATCATCACCATCTTTAGAGTATGAATACATACCATCAATATG